GCGGGGCGACAGGCTCAGTAGGGGACTCGGAACGGCCGACAGGGCGGCCCTCCACGCGGGCGATCTCAGCATCAACCTCGGCAACCCGGGACTCCCGACCCGCCCGGGCGTACCCCTCGCGCTCTTCGCGCAGGGCACGCAGGTAGTCGCCACGCCGCGCAGCCGCAGCGTCACGCTCAGACATGTGGGCTCCTCTCAATTCGGCCACCACCCCCACCCCCCGCAGGGCCACTGCGAGGGGTGAGAGAAGCGGTCGGCTAGAACGACGGGGTGACGAGCCCAGTGCCCGCAATCTTCTGGTGCCCACCGGCGTAGCGGTCGTGGTAGAAGGCGTAGTAGCCGTAGACCACCAGGTCGATCTGGAGATTCTTCGCGTGCGTCTGCTCCGCGCGGATCAGCATCGGGGCGGACGGGTCCTCCCACAGGTGGTTCTCCCGCGGGTTCACCACGTAGACCTCGTCCTCGTTGGTGCCGGTCCCGAGGTTGGTCGGGATGTTGGCGTCGAGGTAGACCGGGGTCCCGAAGGGCAATCGGCCGACGAGGCCGTACCCCACCGCGCTGTTGTTCTCAGCGGCAGCCTGCACCGGGACCTGCCCCGAGATCAGCGGCCACTGCGAGGTCAGGGCCGCGTTCATCCACCACCAGCGGCGAGGGTGCATGACGACGGCCAGCCGGCTCGCCCGGTTCTTGAAGATGCCCGCGGCGCCGCTGTGGGCGGCCAGGATCTTCGGGTACAGCTCGGCGGCCGTGGGGCTCGCGTCGGTGTACGCCACGGAGGTGGCCACGTTGGTCAGGCCCGACGTGGTCGCGGTCAGCAGCTTGCTGTCCAGGTTCTCCGCGTACCGGTCGAGCAGGTCCGCGATGGTGACGTCGTCCACGCCCAGACCGCGGTCAACGGCCTGCCGGGAGATCGTCTGCGAGCCGGACGCGGTCCGCACGGTGATCGAGATCTGCGAGTCGTCGGCGTCGGTCTCGGACGCGGCGTCGCCCTGCGCGGCCTGATCGGTCACGCTGGTGGACGTGGTGATCTTCGACAGGTACGCCGTCATCCCGGTCGGGGGCAGATCGTGCGAGGTGCACAGGTCCGCGAACGGGCGCCCGGTGCTTGCAGCGGCCACGTTCATGTCGACGAGGTACTGGGGGATGACCCAGCCGGTGAAGGCCGAGGTGGTCGTGGCGCGCTGCATCACGTCAGCGCCCCGCTCGACGTGCTCCTCCTGCATGTGCCGGCGCAGGCGGTCGTTCGCGGCCCAGTCGCCACGGAAGGCCGCGGCCACGTCGGTCAGGAAGTCCTTGCCCTTGCCGCGGGGGTCGAGATCCTTGCGGTAGGTGCGGGCCTCCATGCCGACCCGAGCCACCTGGTCGTAGGCAGCGCGGGCGTTGCCGGTCGAGGTGACCGACTCGGCGAGCTTGGACACCTCGGCGTCCCGTGCGGCCTCGGCGCGCAGCTCGGCGACCTCGGTGTTGCGGGCGTCGAGAGCCACGTCGGCAGCGTCGCGCTCGGCGACGGCAGCCTGAATGGACTCCACGGTGATGGACGAGTCGCCGGCCTCGACCGACGAGCGCAGGGCGACGAGGGCGTCCTGCTTGGCCTTGCGGGTCGCGACCGCCTCGGCCAGACGCCGCTCAGCGGCGGCGATGAGTTCCGCCATGGTCATGGCGAAGCACCCCTTTCTGGGGCTAGGTGGGATGGGGACGTGCAGCGACCCAGACCAGTCGGGGTACCGAGGCGTGCGCGCCGGCCCTCTCGAGCAGTGCAGGACGATCAGGGGCGGACGCCGATGGCGGCCGCGAGCATGGCCGCGCGGATGTCAGCGGCCGGGGCCGAGCGCAGCGCGCTCGACGTGTACGGGTTGGCGCCGTAGCCCACGATGGCCACGTCGCCCCGGTGGAGGTTGACCTTCGTGATCCGGTACTCGGTGTAGTCCGGGGACCACTGCCCAGCCTCGATCCGGAAGGCAAAGCTCATCTCGTCGATCAGGCCTGCGCGCAGCTTCGGCGCGATGTACGCCACGTCCGCATCGGTCGGGTCGAGGTTCGGCGCGAGGACCTGCAGGTCCCCGGCGTCGTTCAGCGACAGCGACAGGCTGCCGTTGGTGGTGCGGGCGATACGGCGCAGGCTGTCGTGATCGAGCACCAGCGGCACGTCCAGATCGGCCCGGGCCAGCGACTCGTCGAACGCTCCGGCGCCGATCACCTCGGTGTACTCGCCAGCCCAGTCCCACATGGGGTAGCCGCGCTCCACCACCGACGCGATGCCCTCGAAGTCCCACCCCGAGCCACCATCGGCGGCCGCGCGCAGGTCCAGCTTCGCGGGAGCGCGCACCAGGGCCCGGGAGTCGGCACGCTCCGCGCAGCGGCGCTGCGACGGGCGGTCGTTGCGGGTGCGGTCGGGTGCGGCGGCGCGGATCTGTGCCGCGCGCAGCAGGGGCTCGCTCATGCCTTCGGCTCCTTCGCGGGGGCGACAGTCGGGCGGGTGGGGAACAGGCGGTCGAACTCGCCCAGCTGCTCCTCGGTGAACGGGGGACGGTTGTCCAGCGCACGCGCCTCGGACGGGGCGGTGATCCGACCAGCGACCTCGGCGATCAGCTTGTTCGACCGCGACACCGGGTCCATCCGCAGCAGGGCATCCGTGTTGAACTTCGCGAACCGGGGCTGCGGGAGGAGACGGTTGGAGAACGCCCGCTCACGGCGCACGTACACCGGGCCCAGGTTGATGACCAACAACTGGAGGTTCCGCTGCGTCACGTTCGCGTAGGTGACCGACCCAGTGGACGACTCCACGTCCACCAGGTCCCCGGGCGTGCCGTAGTAGCGGCACTGGTCGGCAGCGGACACCCGCATGTGCTCGACGAACGCCGCCTCCGACGCCTTCGCCCCGAGCATCTGATACTCCCAGTCACTGCCGGTCACCAGCACGTCGCCGGCCTTGACCGTGGCGTTGAACCGGGCCTTGACGGCGCTTGCTTCCTCGTGCTTCACCGTCCGTGCCGTGTTCCTCAGGTGCGACGCTGGGACTGCGGACCCGGAGAACCATTCGGCGGCGAACTTCTGCGCGCTCAGGTAGCCAGCCGTCGACATGGCCGCGTATGCCGCCGGGGACAGGCCCACGGGGCTGCCGGACGTCGTGAACTGGCGTTCATGCCACACCTCCGACGGCTCGTACTCCTTGCCGTCGATCACGACCGTCTTCTTGCCCTTGCGGACCCGCACCGAGACAGTCTCGATCGGCACCAGCTCGATCAGCGCCGGCAGGCCCATCGCGTCCCTTTGGCCGATGATCCCCACCGTGTTGCCGCAGTCGTCGAGGTCGAACTGGCTGGAATACAGCCACTCCTCGGGCTCCAGCTCCGCGCCGCCCGGGGCCCGCAGGATCAGCGGCTTCGGCATCTCCACCTGCACCCCGGCCACCTTGCGGTAGACATCCAGAGGGGTGGTCGAAACCAGGTCGGCGCGCAGCCGCAGGCACGCCCACTTCACCGACGCCTGCAGCGACTCCCGGCCGGTCGGCAGGGCCACGCCAGACGCGCGATCGCGCACCCCGACATCGCCCAGCTTCAGAGCACGCGACTGGGCGCCAAAGAACAGCCCCATCACTCACCACCCGGCCCGGGCAGCTTCGCGTCCACAGCCAGACCGATGCACCCCACGCCGGCCACAGCCAGCGCGGCGGCCACGCCGAACGCCACCCCGGCGGCGGCCACCAGCAGCAGCACACCCAGCACCAGCAGGAGGGCCCAGCGGTCCATGCGACCCTCCCTCAGCCTCAGTAGATCGAATCCATGACGTCGTACTCGGGTGGGGCGGTCGCACCGACGTGCACCGCGGCCACGCATGCCAGCAGCGGGGAGATGTCGGTGCCGTGAGCCTCCAGCGAGCGGGACAGCGACCAACGCCACTGATCCCCCGAGCGGACCTTCACCGCGGCCCCCACGGCGATGTCGAGCACCGCCTGCCCACGGTGGCCCAACCGCCCGCCCTCGTTCACCTCACGAGCGAATGCCGCACACGCTGCCGGCTGCTCGGTGCTGGGGATCCACACCGTGTCCTCGGGCAGGTCCGCCTTCAGCTGCATGGCCGGCGACGACGCACGCGCAGCCACCTTCGCGCGGTGCGTCGCAGCGAGCTCGCGCACCCGGTCCGGCATCCAGCCGACCCCGGCAGCCTTGCGGTACTCGATCACCTCGACCACGCCACCGCCGTGGATCGCGATCGCACCCGAGCGGCCATCGGCCGACACCTCGAGGCCCAGCGTCAGCGACCCCGACGCGCCCGAGGTCGTGCGAGCCAGGTCCCAACCGGGGAGGCCGTTGTCGACTGCGTCGTCGGCGGTTGGCGGATCCTCCCACCAGCCGAGCCGTTCCCTCATGAACTCCACCGGCTGCACCGCCAGCGCGCGGCGCTCAGCTCGCACGTAGTCCAGCGTGATCCGCCGGCCGAGAGCGGGGTTCGCCTGCCGCCAGCCGTCCTCATCGGCGAGGAAGCACCCCTGCGCCCCGAGCATGTGCATGCACTCCGGGCCGTCGCACGGGCGCCACTTCCCCGCCCACTCCAGGTAGACCAGCGGCGGGTCGCCACCAGAACGCCCACGGTCACGCAGACCACGGAGCACCTGTGACGTGAGCACACCCGGCGACGAGAAGTACCGCACCTGCGGATCAGGCTTGGCAGACAGTACCGGGAGCAGCGCGCCCATCGTCGTGGCTTGCAGGTACAGCGCCTCATCGAGGTTCACCACGTCGCCATCGAGGCCGCGGCCGCCGCCAGTCGCCCGGGCCAGGAAGTCCATCCGTGGCCCGGTGTGGCGCGGCAGCAGCCGGATCGACTGCTCACCGGATGCGAACTG